GGCATCCTGTTCTTGATGTCGATGGCGTACTTCACGCCGTACTCATTCTTAATATACCCCCTGTACAGTTCCTCTGTGAGGGGGGTTTTTCCTATCACCATCAGAGCCTTGCAGGATAAATTCTTAAAGTCCTGCGCCAGTTCCCTGTGTTCTTTCTCGCCGAACGGAGTCCCGTAGTTGGAGAACACTCCGTCATATGGCGGGTCAAGGAATGCGAAGTCCTTCTCTGTGGCACGCTCGAAAGCGTATTTATATTTGCAGCATTTCAGCTCCGCCTGCTGTAAGAGCTGCGCGTGGGACAGGTCGGCGTTCTCAATGCTGAACTTTTTATAGTGTCCGAACGGGGCGTTGAACTCCCCTTTGCTGTTGAAGCGTGTCAGCCCGGCATACGCCAGCCTGTTGATGTAGTAGTAGATGGTCGCCGAGCTGTAATCGCAGTACCTGTGCCCGTTCATGGCGCTGCGGAACAGGTAGTACCTGTTCTCGTTGCGGTTGACCGCATGCTCTTTCGGGTTTATTGTTTTCTCAAGCTCGTACTCCCGTTGGTTGAGTCTGAACTCGGCGGCGAGCGCCTCCAGCTCACGGCGTATTCTCGTATAGTGCTTGGAGAAATCCTTGTAGAAATCCATCAGCTGGCGGTTGGAGTCTGACAGAAAGGCGTTCTTCGGCATGAACTCGAAGAACACCGCCCCGCCGCCGAGGAACGGCTCGTAATATGTTCCTGAATTAGTGCCAAAATCGTCCGGAAAGTACTTGGCGAAGTATTTTATTTCGCGGGACTTGCCCCCGCAGTACTTGATTATCGGCTTCAATTGTGCTAGTCCCCCTTGCTTAAGTGCTTGCAAATGTGTAAAAATATTATATAATACTTGAGTATAGCTATACAACTGGGTTCATTATGGACACGATTAGTACACCGGAAGGTGGACATGACACAGCCGCACGTGCTAAGCTGGCGGCGAAGCGGTCGGAGTGGGGGGCAATCGCTCAGGACATCGTGATGATGTCCACTGACTCCGGCGGAGCCGCCACCTATACAGCCGATGACGTGGCGGACAACTACGGGCTGACGCCTGATGAGCTTAACCTGCTCCTCACCCTGCCCGCCATGAAGGAGCTTATCGCCGCTGAGAAGGCGCGTATACACGATCTCGGTGTCAACGCCGGGGCACGCATCAGGGCGGAGGCTCTTGCCTCATCTCTTCAGGAGACGCTGTACAGGCGTGCCCTCAACGGGCAGATGGACGACCGTCAGGCTGTCCAGCTCCTCAGCATTCTCATGCGCTCGGCAGGTACTGACGCCCCTCCTGAGACCAAGGAGGCTGAGCGTAGTCAGACTCAGGTCAACATAGCTTTCAACATTCCCAAGATCGCGGGCAAGAAGTTCGCCAAGCTGTCTGCCTGCGCACAGAACAAGGTGGTCGAGCCAGCAGAAGGCGACGATAGTAAGTGAAGGCGACGATAGTAAGTGAGGATACAGATGGCAAATGATGGCTGGGCTTCGGACTATCTGAGGCAGCTTAATACACAGGGCCCCGGCAATCCGGGCAACGTCGTGTCCAGTAAGGTACAGTATGTACCGCCTGTCAGTCGTGGCGGTCAGGGGTCTGACTGGGCTGACACCAGCGACATCCAGCTCGCTCCGGGGCAGAACCCGGAGGACTCCGTGTACAGCAACGCTCCCGGCGCACGCATGGGTCAGCTCAAGCCCCGTTCGGGGTATAACCCTCCTGCTGGTGGGGGATACACTGCCGAGACATTTCCCTCCAGCGGGGCAGGTGCCAGGCGTTATGCCCGCCCCAAGAGAACCCAGTCCCGCTCCCGTGGCAGCGCACCTGTCAATGGAGTCAAGACCCGCTCCGCTCCCATCTCCGGCGATGACGTAACTGCCGCTGTCATGAAGGCGGTCAAGGCAGACGGCAACACTTCGTTTGCCAACTGGCGTCAGAGCCTCGTTAATCAGGGCTGGGACGGCGACCCGTCGAGGATTAAGTATGACCCCTCGACCGGCAAGTTCGTGGACACTGGCGGCGGGGTCAATGGCGGTGCTGTTACTCCGGAGCAGACCGAGGCGCTGGCATCGCATCGTGCTGAGTCTTACCCGGCTGAGGTCGGTAATACCCCTGTGGGCGGCGCACAGCCCGCTCCTGCTAGTGGTGCACAGCCTGCTCCTGCTAGTGGTGCACAGCCCGCTCCTGCTAGTGGCGCACAGCCTGCTCCTGCTAGTGGCGCACAGCCTGCTCCTGCTAGTGGCGCACAGCCTGCTCCTGCTAGTGGTGCGCAGTCAGACGCAGAAATTGAGCAGCTTCGTGCGCAAATGAGAGCCGAAGTAAATAAACTCCGCGGTTTCGGAGATTTCGGAAATAAGGCAATAGCTCTGGCGCAGCAATGGGGGGATACAATCCTTAGTGATAGCGGTAAGAGCGATGTTGAGCAGATGCAGGAAATGATTAAGCAATTGCAATACTGGAACAGCATTGCACCGGGTATAGTAAAGATGAATGGAGGCAACTGATGGCAATAGATTGGGGGGCTGAATTCGGGGGTAATTCGCCACAGCAGCCACAGGGTTCCGTAGGTAATGCTGTTGTTGCCAGTGGCTCGGCACAGTCCGGGTCTAAGATGGCCGAACCACAGCCCGATCCGGTTAAAATGCTCCAGTACGCCAAAGACGCTGGTACCCGTAATGTAGAGTCTATGGGACAGATCGGCGCAGACTGGTTTGATGGCATCCCACAGGTCTACGATGATGATCAGATAGCTGCTGCCAAGTCTGCTATTTCTAGGGCACAGACTCCGGAGGAAGTCCAGCAGATTATTCAGGGTCTTGCCGGGCAGAATAAGGGTGGCAACGTTGGGGATTGGAACAACGCACTTGGCAGGTTGGCGGTAGGTTGGAGCCAGTCGCCAATACCTACGGTTGATTCTTTGCTTGGTAGTAGGGAAAAAATCGATGTAGGCGAGAATGATGGTGCTATGCACTGGCTTGGCAAATGGGCAGTACCTCTTGTGCAAGATTATCTCGACCTTACTGGCGGTGCTGTTCCTAAGTCCTTAAATCTTATAAAGCCTATGGGACGCAGTTTGGAAGCGATTCGCAGTGGGCTTAATCCTGTTAATGACGCAGTACATACTTACACTGATGCTAAAAATGCTGTTAATTACGTCAAGTCTGTTCCGGGGCGTGTTGGTGCCGCTAAGGATAAAGCAGTAACTGGCGTGAAGAATTGGTATACAGACTCTGTTGAGGCTGGAAAGCATGGTATGACTCGTAAGCAGTATCATGCTGAGCGTGCTGCCGCACCTGCTGGCGAGACGGCGCAGACAGGCGGGCGTGCCGCTGAGACCGCTGAGACTGCCGCGCCTACAGCTGAGCGTACTGCCGCGTCTGAGACTGCCGCACCTACAGCTGAGCGTACTGCCGCGTCTGAGACTGCCGCACCTGCGCCTAGACAGGAGCCTGCTCCTGCGCCTAGACAGGAGCCTGCACCTGAGCCTGCCCCTAGACAGGAGCCTGCACCTGAGCCTGCCCCTAGACAGGAGCCTGCTCCTGCTGAGGGTTCGCCTGAACTTAGGTCAAACGCAGATGGCACTCCGGATATCGCCGGTACTATAAATGGCGAGGGCAGAGCTGGTGAAGCCGCAGGCGGTGCTCCTAAGACTGGTGCAGGCGAAGTAACTGACAGGACAGCACAGACTGGCGGGGCAAATAATATAGATGCCGATGGCTGGGCTCACGTCCATGATAGCTCTTATGATATACAGATGCCTGTCGACAGCGATGCTGACTGGATTGGGGCGTTATCACGAATGGGTTCTGCGCCCAAGCCTGCGCCTAAGCCCCGTAGGGGTGGCGGACGCAGGAAGGCAGGTGCAAAATGATTAAAGACCTGATTCGTCCTCTCCAGCATCACACCTGCGGCATACCGCCGCAGATCCGCACCGGCATGCGCCACATGAGCGGCAACCAAAAGCTCATCGACATGTCCGCCGAGTTGTACGAGTTCCAGCTCAGGCGGATTGAGCAGGTGCTGTCGGGCAACGCCCCGGTGGGTCATGAGCAGGAGTGTGCTGACCTCGCGGCGCATCTTATTATCGACGCGGCATATGTGAACATGTGTCTGCGTGAGGCAGGGTACGCCGCCGGAGCGTTCCCGTATGACGACCTTGCCGATAAGTTATTTCCGAAGAAGATAAATGGCGACACAGACAGTAACGGTTCAGGGGTTTAACTATATCCCCTCGCCGACGGGCATGAAGTTCCACGAGTCTGACGCGTTCGTCAAGCTCGTTGTAGGACCATACGGGTCGGGCAAGACCTGCATGATCATGAACGACGCCCTGTACTACTGCCTTAATCAGGCTCCGGCGCAGGACGGAGTCCGCTACACCCGCATCGGCGTGGTGCGCGGAACCTATCCGGAACTGGTCTCCACCACGCGCGGGAGCATCATCGAGGTGTTCCCCCGCAACTTCGGCGATATCCGTGCCGGAGGGCTCCCTATCCTCGGGACTTACGAGTTCCCCGTTGGCGATGGGCCTTATGACTACATGCTTCAGGGTCAGCCGTGGCAGCCGGGCTTCGGCACGATGTGCCATGTGGAGTTTGTCCTTCAAGCACTCCAGTCTCCCGCTGACGCCGAGAAGGTGAAGTCCGCCAACTGGTCTTTCGCCATCATCAACGAGGCTACCTCGGTGGACTATGAGGTGGTGGTTGCCGTCATGGGACGTGTCGGGCGTTACCCCACGGAAGACCTCGGCGGCTGCTCATACGCCGGGCTGCTCATCGATACCAACCAGCCCCCGCAGGGGCACTACCTGCTCAACATGATGGAGCACCCGGAGAAGAACTGGGCGATATTCCACCAGCCGCCCGCCGCGTTCAAGCACGTGGACGCCGGGAACAACGTAACATACACCGTTAACGAGAACGCGGAGAACCTGCGCAACCTCGGTGCCGCCGCCAAGCCCGATGATTATGACACGTGGACTCCTGAGCAGCAGGAGAAATTCCTGCATGACAAGGGCGTAGCCTACTATCAGAATCAGATAAACGGCTTCCTGAAAGAGGGGCGCACCGATAAGATTGACTCCCTGTTCTGCATGATGGACGTCCCGCTCAAGGACGGCAAGCCGGTGTGGACTCTGTTCAACCGGGATATCCATGTAGCGAGGGAAGACCTCAGGCCGATACCCTACAAGGAGGTCGTTGTCGGCTACGATACGTCGGGCATACACCCGGCGTGCGTGTTCATGCAGGAGCAGAACGGCAAGTGGTGCATACTTGACGAGCTGTACGGCGAGGACTTGGGCATGCAGGCGTTCATCGAGAACGCGTTCATACCGCTTGTCAAGCAGAAGTACAGCACGAACAAGATTATTATCTCGTGCGACCCGGCGAACGCCAAGGACTCCTACACCGGGCTGTCCCCCAGCACCCACCTTGAGGAGCTGGGCTTCACGGTTGTCATGCCCAAGACCAACGACCCGAAGACAAGACTCCGTGCTGTGGACTCCATGCTCAACAAGATTGAGGGCGGACTCCTTATCTCGCCGCATTGCCACCTGATTATCGCCGCCATGCAGGGCGGCTACCGCTACAAGAAGCTGCGTGTTACCGGCACGATTGAGGAGGCGTATGACCCGCACCCGGAGAAGAATACCTACTCCCACGTGGCGGACGCTACGCAGTACGCCGCTCTGTACATCTTCCGTGAGACGGGGCTGGCGCCGGACGACAGTAAGCTGGTGCGTTCCATTCAGCGCAGGCGCAGCGGTATGCGCACATTGATGTGAGGACATATGCGCGCTTAATGTGCGCAAGAGGACATTATGCCACAGGATCATTCGAACGAAATTTACGACTACGCCAGCGAGATTGAGGTTCCCAATGACGCGAGGGACAAGCTCGCTACCGTAGTGGCAAGGCGTTTCAACGACGCCGTGCGCTGGCAGAGTCAGGAGCGTGTGGGCGGAGTGCCCCTGCGCATGGTCCTGCGCCAGTGCTATGACCAGTATCACGGCATACTGTCCCCGACTGAGCAGAAGATTATAGACGACATCGGCGTTGACGCCCATGTCAACCTGTCGGCAATGAAGGCGGGCGTGGTGCAGAGTTATCTTGCCGAGTCCCTGATACAGGCGGGGCAGCTGCCGTGGACTATCCAGCCTACCCCTGTGCCCGACCTGTCGGACTCCGGCGAGCTGATGGTCGCCCAGTCTGTCCAGCAGTCCGTGGAGCAGGGTTTCCGCGGAGACCTCCGCTCGCTGGTGTACAGCCTCAAGTCGGAGGCGGCACGCAAGGAGCTGGAGCATGCTCAGGACATCGCCGACAACATGATGAAGCTCATCACCGACCAGTGTGCCGAGGGCGGGTGGAACAGAGCCATGTTTGGCTTCATCAATAATTTCTGCGTGTACCCCTATGCTGTACTGGCGGGTCCCATACCGACCCGCCGTGTGCGCATGCAGTGGTCGGGCGAGACCCTGAGACCCAAGTACGAGACGTTCTACGAGTTCAAGTCCATCTCGCCTTGGGACTTCTGGTGGAGTCCGGACAGTCCCGACACCCAGCGCGGCACGGGTATATTTATCCGCCAGCGCTGGACACGCCAGCAGCTGCTTGACGCCGCCAAGATGACCTCGTACATCGGCGAGAACATTATCAAGGTTCTCGATGACGCCAACCGCAACGACTTCCGCTACCACTGGATTTCCAACAACCCCGAGCAGACGGACAGTCAGGTTCTCTCGTGGCGTGACAACGACACCACCATTGATGTGCTTATCCACTGGGGATATTTCAGCGGGCGTGAGCTTACGAAGTATGGCATACCGGGGCTTGAGGACGATGAGTTCTACAACGCTATGGTAACGATGTGCGGACGGCACATCATTCAGGTGCTGGTGGAGAAGAACCCTACGCTCAACAAGCGCCCGGTGTTTACCGCCAGCTTCTATACGACTCAGGACAGGATACCGGGGGAGTCCATACCGCAGAGGCTCCGTGATGTGGAGCGCTGTTATGAGACCTGCCTGCGCTATCTCATCTCCAACGCGTACTACGGCTCGGCGCCCATCACTGAGGCGGACTATGCCCGTGTGTCCAAGTTTATGTCTGACGAGGACATCGGCAGGATTATCCCCGGCTCGATGTATTTCTCCGAACCTGAGCTGGGCAACGCTACTCCGGCGTTCAAGTACTACTCGCTGCCGAACAACATGGCAGCGTTCCAAAACGCGCTGGTTTATTTTATGGATCTCGCCGACAGGGTAACGAATATCCCGGCGGCACTGCACGGCACGGCACAGGGGTCGGGTGCGAACAGGACATTCAGGGGAGCGGCGATGCTCCAGTCCAACGCGGTCAAGGCCATACAGTCGGCGGTGTTCAACATCGATGAGTTTGTGTATAAGCCGCTCGGTGAGCTGCTGTATAACTACAACATGATTTACAGCAAGGATCAGACGGTCAAGGGTGACTGCAAGATTATGGCACGTGGCGTAACGGCACTGCTTCAGAAGGAGACTGACAGGCAGAACTCATATGAGATCCTGCAAATGGTCGCCTCCGCCGGACAGCAGCTTGCCGCTCTGCCCAACGGAGCCAAAATCGTGCAGTGGGCGCTTAAGAATGTATTCCAAAACATGGGCGTACCCAAGGAGTTACTTAAAGATGAAGGCGTGCAAGGGCAAAACCAAGCCGGGCAAGGTATCCCCGGCGGTATTCCGGGGCAGCAGGGGCAAGCAGAAGCCGCAGCGGGGCAAGGCGGGCAGCCCGACATGGGCGGGCAAGTTCCCGGCGGCGAGAGTGGGCAGGCTGGGGCGTAAGGGTGGCACCTCACCGGCGTAGCCAGCATAAAATACTTGACAAGCATTGCAAAAAGTGCTTGCATTGTGCATGACGTGTGCTAAAATACACACAAGAGGATAGGATTATGCTTAACGGATCACCTGTAAACGTAGGCGATACAGTCTACATACTGGGCATTGGCACAGGCAGAGTCGTCGGGACTGATGAGTCCGGCGGCTTCAGCGTGCAGGCCGGAGGCCGCGGCACCCTGTATTACAGGGACGGCGGCATGGTCGGCAACGCCCGCCGTGTCTACTGGCACGACCCTGTGTTCATCGATCCGCCGAAAGACCTTAACCTGTGGACTGCCTTTATGGACAGTGCCAAGGGGCTGTATTCGAGCATTCGCAATATGCTGGTGAGGTTTAATGTTGTTAAAGGATAAGCTCAAGTGGTGGTTCCTTGAGAACATTAACTGGTGCCACCCCGTCATGCGGGACGGCACCCCCAAGAAGCCTACATGGTTTTACACTGCGTATTGCTGGCTGTTCTGGCCTATCCCGTGGCAGAAGAACCCCTGCTGGTGCTGTGCGTCATTCAGGGGTCTTATCACCGGCTTCGCTGCCGGAGTCTTGCTTGGAGCGCTGTTATGAACTGCAACATCGAGACCGGATACGATCTCCAGCAGGGTGCCGTAACCGACACCTCCACGTGCATTGAGGAGTCTCCCGGAAGAGGCATACTGTTCTCTCCCAAGACTCCTGTCGGCACGATTTACTCCGCTCCGATTTGGCTTGACAACGGACGTGCGATGCTTGTCGAGGCATATAACATGCCTGCTGACAAGCATATTTTTGTCAACCGTGTGGTGCTCTCTGCCAGCTGCCCGACTGACAGGTCGGTCGGGTGCAACTGCGACCCGCTGATGATGCAGCAGGCTTACGGATCGCCCGGAGTCATTACGTTCCGTGCCCGAATGAAGCTTGGCAACAGCTTTGACTGGAAGCTCACGGCTGAGAAGCCCCAGCTCCTCATCGCTGTGCCGGGCTGTTACTATGAGTTCGAGCTGGAAGACCCTGATATGCTGGGCGACCTTGAGGTGGAGTACAAGTTTATTGACGCCACCAAGCTGCCGAACCTTCCGGCATGCTACTACGCTGGAGTATCGGCATGATAGACAAGAGTATATACGTACCGCTGTTCACTGAGAAGTCCAAGAGCGTGGAGAGCCCGTTCTTCCACATCTTTCCCGGCTCGGTAGTGGTAGCCCGTGCGTTCGACTTCGACTGCACGAGGACTCCTATGAGCGAGGACGAGTTCAGCAACACCCCGGTGAAAGCCTGCCTTGAGCAGGTGATGTTCCGGGAGGACTTTGATGACGACCCGTCAGGGCAGAACAGGGGCATCACGATTTACGACATGAAGTTCTACGTTACCAAGCTGCTCGCAATCAGCCCGGTAGTGAAGAACGGCTGCCAGCTGTCGCTTTCAGCTGACGATACGGTAATGCTCCTGAATGTGCCGGGCAGTTACAGGTTTGTCCTGAACGATCAGGCTTCAGTGGGCAATGCGAGGATATACCTCCAGTCATTCTCGCATGAGGAATTTCCTTGGAACAGTAAGTTCTTTATGGGAGAAGACTAATGAGCTGTACTAACAATGGCCCTATTCAGGGCGGGCTTATCACCGAGAGCCGCATCACTGACTCCAAAATCAGCGACAGCGAGATCACCAACAGCACATTCGACAACGGTACCATCACCGGCGGAGTCAGGCTGGACGAGGAGTCCGCCACTGACATCGCCGCCGCTACCGCTGACAAGGTGCTGAACACTCTTGAGGTGTCCGGAGCGGACATCGTTCCGGCTGCCAAGATGGAGCTGCCCACCAGCGTGGTGGGCGACAGGTCTGCCCTGATGGGCAAGCCCGCTGGGTATATCAAGATCAAGGGATACCTTATCCCCGTCTACAAGACCGGAGAGTAATTATGATCGGGTTTATGTCAGTC